TGATCAAATTATGAAACTCAACAAGTCGAATGTTGATGCTATCTCATTGTGTGATTCTGGTCAAAAGATATACCGTGACCAGGAGTTAATCGGATTCGCTGTCCGAGCTACCACCAAATCTAAATCTTATATTGTGGAGCGCCGTCATGCAGGGAAGCTTTACCGAGTCGTACTCGGTAAGACCAATGAAATATCTGCAATCGCTGCACGTGCCAAAGCACAAATGATTTTGGCTCAAATTGCTAATGGGGAATACCAGAAACCAGTAAAAGGGAAGGCTGCTGAAAATCCACTGGATATCACAGTAGGTCAGGCACTGGATATCTATATCAAGCGCAATGACTTTAAACCCAAAACTATCCGTCAATATAATAAATATTTTGACCTATATTTAGGCTGGTCAAATCGAAAGCTATTTGAGATTACTAAAAATGAAGTACTGGATAAGTTCCTGACAGTTTCAGAACTCAGCAAATCATCCGCAAATGGAGCTATTTCACTACTAGGTACATTGTGGAAATACATTCATGTGCTTTATTCATCGGATGAAGCTCCAATCCTAAAATCTAATCCGGTTGATATTATTTCAATTACCAAAGGCTGGAATACACTTGAACGTCGAGAGCGTCATCTACATAAAGATGTCATTCACAAATATTATAACGCTGTCCTGAATTACCAAGATGAATTGAATCTCGAAAATACGGCACGCTCCAATACTCACCGAGACATCATCCTATTTACGATGTACACCGGTTGCCGCCGTCAGGAAGTTTGTGGACTGAAGTGGTCAGATATCAATTTTAAAACTGGTACCGTACTCTTTAGAGGTACAAAAAATGGTACGGACCATCTGTTCCCAGTAGGTGATCATCTGCTGAAGATCTTAAAGGACCGTTACCTGTTAAGAGAAAATGACTGGGTGTTCCCAGCAACTAAAATGCCGACTGCAGCTAACATGCATGCAACTAAGGTTGACCGTGCATTAAAAGTGCTTGGTGATCAGGTGGGCTACTATGTATCAATGCATGATTTCAGACGTACCTTTGCCACGATCTGTAACCTACTACGCTTCAATATCTATGTGACTAAGCGACTTCTCAACCATACACAAAAGCCACGCATTGATGTCACTGGCGGTTATGTACAAATTCCCATGGAAGAGCTGAAAGCATCTATGAATATGATTGAAGCGGTATATCAAGGAAAAATAGACTGCTTTAATTATGAAAGCGTTTGGGATGAACGCCTAAAACAAATAAAGGCAGGGTAAACCTGCCTTCTACTATGCATATTGCGCTGTACAGGTGACTGTACGGCTTTTCTCATATGCCAGTACATCACTTTTCTTATAGGCTACACGCCGTCCAATTTTGGTGTAAGGCAAGTCAGATCCATCACACCGCATACGTGCCAGCGTCCAAGGTGAACAACCCAAGTACATGGCTACAACCTCATGACTAAAGTTTTGATCAGCTGGAGCTTTTAGAAACCGCTGAAGCATTTCTTGTTTATTCGCTTCAGTTTCATTTGCTAAACTTTTTAAGCTCATTAAGAAACCTCCTTTAAACTTTTTTTACCGTTTCAGGCAGTCCAAACACATCTTTAAAAGCTTCATCAAATCCACCACTAGCAATGAATTGATCGATACTGTTTTCAGGTTCTTCATGCTGTTCAGTATGGGGTGAAAGCATGAGGTAGATTGCATCTATATTTTCTTTATTGATTTGAATGATGGTTGATCCATTCTTGTATGTCATAGGAAGTCGTAAATCTCCCTTATAACCTTCAACAAATGTCAAAAATGCTTCTGTTTCTGCCTGGTTTAATACCAGGTCAAAAGGCAATTCTTTATGTAGTTCACCAATAATAAAGTTGGCCACTTGGATATTAGTCATCACGCCAGCTCACCATCTAAAAAGGTAGTTTCATCCCACCAATTGGGGTTTTCTTCCAAATATTTAGAATGTTCATCAGCGGAAAGATCCCATTCCTCAAGAGTGACCGCTTCAGCAATGCATTCACCAACTGTTTCAAATGCTTCAATAGCCTCTTTACGCAAACGTTGAACAACTTGCTCACCCAATTCTTTTGATGGAACAGGGTATAAAATTTCTTCTGAATCAGGTTCTTCGGGAATATTGACTGCCCATAATTTGTTATCTTCCATCACGCCACCTTCACATCTAAATAATCAGGACAACGCAAGTGCATTTCATATTCATCAAATAGCACCTGACATGCTGCATTACCTGTTAAATCTTTCTTTAAAAACACATAGCTCAATGCTTTACGTGTGCCTTTCCCACTAAAAGTCGAACTGCCATCTGCAAGTTCTTTTTTCACATAACCCAATTTTTCCAACCAAAGCTTGAAGCCTGCTTCATGTTTCTGTTTGATTCTGAAGATCATCTGTACCCCCAGCTGTAAATAAAGTTTTGAATACAATCTTCAATACCGAAAAGACTGATATTGCGATAAGTCCGGATCCGACCTCCGTGCTGAATAATCAGCACTCGGGTCATTGATGAATATTGATAACTCATGATACCTCGCTGTTGTAATCAGCATGTTGCATTGCTGTTTTACGCTCAGCGTAAATTTGCAATAGTTCCTGGTGATCTTCTGGATTGAATTTTGCAGCTGGTATTGCTGGCGCTAGACGTTCTAAAGCTTCAATCGAATCCATTTCCTGAATGCGGTTAATCAGCATCTTTTTCTTTTGTGTATAGAGCATATCGACTGGATAGCTTGATTGACCGCTACCTGACATCATGTCTTTACAGATTTTGTCCTTAACAACCTTAGTGGCTTGTTGATCAATTTCATCAATCAAACTTGGTTGCACGACTTCAATGACCTCATCTGCGATTGATTCAGGTTCAACCTTAGGCGTGTATTGCTCAGGATCCAGTTCAAGCAATTTATCTTCAGTCAGTTTGCACAAGTGCTGTTGATCTTTTTGGTCTAAGTATCCATTGGCCAAAAATACGTGACGGAATGAAAGAACGTCATCAGCCTTAGTAAACTGGTCAATTTGTGCTGTGAATTTCTCAACAAGCTTTACAGGGTCGGTTTCAACTGAATCTTCTTCAGTTTCTGTAACTGGTGATTCAGTATTATCAGTGGCTTCTTGCTCTATGGATTCAATAGGCTGAACTACCTCTGTCTCAGGCTGTTCATTATCGTCCTTGGCTTTTCGTCTACGACGTTTCTTTTCAGGCTTGTAATGACT